TCGTATAGTAGGGAAGGTTGTGGTGGCCACCATATCACCTGGAGACAGGAGGTATGAGAACTCTTACCAGGAGTCCCGAAAGTTCAGAGGTACCACTACGACAGTGAGACCCCTCTGTTGGAGGTATATCGTAATCCTTCCTCCCCACCAATTCAACTATCAATCATGAATGTATCTTTATCCGATTATATCTACGTCGTTGATGATGTCCTCACAGAGGACTTCTGTAATCATTTGATTGAACGATTTGAAAATGATAGTCGGATAGAATTCGGTATGATTGGTGATGAAGAAAATAAAAGAGTCGATAGATCTATTAAAGACTCTATGGATCTCCATATCTCCAGTCTTGATGATTGGAAAGATGAAGATGAAGTTCTATTTAAAGCGCTGAATAAACACATTAAAATTTACCTTCAGCAGACGGATTTTTTAAATGATCCACTTGGTATCTGTTTTGAACATTTAAAAGATACGGGTTATCAAATACAACGCACATCTCCAAGTTCAGGATACACCTGGCATCATGACAGTATGCAAGGTGAATATGTAAGACAACATGGAATGAGACATTCCACATTCATTTGGTATCTTAATGATATAAAGAATGATGGTTACACTGAATTTGTAGATGGTACTAAAATACAACCAAAGACTGGGAGAATGTGTATCTTCCCTTCTCTTTGGAACTATTATCATCGTGGTTATCCACCAGTTGATGAGATTAAATACATAGTCACGGGATGGCTACACGCTTAATGGACCCGATTGAACTCCTACGAATCATCAGTTGTCTTGAGAGTGCTCACCATCATCTGAGGATCAATGACTTCCCAGAAGATCAAATGGTTGTTAGAAAGATGTGTGACAGATACTATAAAACTTACTTCAAACTTTGTAAAGAAATTGGGAGAAACCCTTATGGCTGAACTCTATCCTCTATTCACATACACAGGAATTGGATTCTGTGTCCTCATTGGTCTCTCATGGGGTATCTCACTATTTGACAAAAGTGGTGAAGTTTGATACACTTAAAGTATTCACCTATGTCTATGTCGTGGGTATGTTATCCATGGCGTGGCTTATCATACGGTGGCCTATAGCTCAGTTGGTAGAGCGCGGAGCTGTTAACTCTGTTGTCCTAGGTTCGAGTCCTAGTGGGCCAGTTCGGGAGATTAGCTCAGCGGTAGAGCGCTTCGTTTACACCGAAGATGTCACTGGTTCGATCCCAGTATCTCCCATGTCGAAAACCAAACATGACCCATGATTACCGTCAGATGCAAACAGTGCAACAAAGAAATCAGAAGTGACCATCATACCCACTCTTGTGGGTGTCCTAATATGATGACTGTCATTGAGGATAAGGTCACTGCTGTAGACCTTACCAAAGTGGTTATGATTAATTCTAGTAACAAGGTAGAGAACGGTAATGTTCTGACCTCTAGTGACCTGTCATATCAAGAGGAGAGGAGAAAGAGGAAGGTAAGAAAGTTAGACTTTGAAGTTAGATAAATTATTACAAAGTTGACACATTCTTTTTCCGTAGTAAAATAACAATGTCACGCCTACCAGAGATTAAACCTGAACACATGGTTACTTATAAACAGTGTCAGGATTTAATCGATAAAGCCATCGACAAACACAACAAAACTGCCACAGTTATCAGTGCTAGTATTGGATCAGTACTACTGTTCTTCTATGCACATGGTCTTCTAAAGGTAGTTGGTTACTGGTCTTAAAAATCTTCTATATAATTTAGCTATGGAAATCTTCACCGTGCAAGAGTTTCAAGAAAACTGGGATGAGTTGATCAAGAGAGTAGAGAACGGAGAACATATAGGTATCGTAAATGATAGTGGTGCGGCATGTGTGATGATGTCCACCGATGATGACCTGTACAAGATGTACACCGAACACGAAGAGGGAAGCTAACCCCTAGGGGGTCTAGCAATCTGGTGAATGCACCGAACTCATAATTCGGCGGAGGTGGGTTCGATCCCCACGATCCCCATGGGACGGTAACTTTACTGTCCACTTGACTATACCAGTCAAATCCCTTATACTACTAAGGTCAATACGAAAGACAATGACTATCACTTCTAAGTTCAAAAAGGACATCACGACTCTCCGATCCGCAGTGAAAGGGGACTTCTTCCTTGACGTAAAGAATCCGAAACTTTTCAAAAAGGTTCGTAAGTTTTATGAGAACGATGGTGTAACTTTTTCTGGTGACCCTCTGGATGACTATGATATTCTCATTGATTGTCTGGCAGAAGATCTTGAGAAGACAGAGGTAGCATGAATATTCTACTAGAGAGACATCCCTATCGTTATGTTGAGAATGGCGAACTTGAAAATGGTAAGCCTGACTGTAGGATTCAGAAGTTTGATGAACACACTCGTAGATACAAAGACATGTATCTATGTGATAACTCAATGCAATTGATGACAGCCATGGCGGATTTTAATTACACCTGTTGGTTAGATCCTGACGGTGTACCCTCTTACGTAAGAGACGTAATCAAATCTAAATAAGATAGATTTAATTAAAACTATGGCAACGAGAAAGACATCTGCATCTGGTGCTTTTATGTCCCAGTATGACAATGAGGTTGAGGTAAGACTTAAGGCTCTTGAAGCTGAGGTAAAGGCACTTAAGGCTGCGTGTGAAGCAAAGCATTCGTCCGGTGGTGGAGATGCAAGACTCGATGAACTGATCAGAGTTCTTAAGATGAACCCTGAGCTTAACATTGAGAAACTTTCTAAGGGTGCTCTGTAAGTAGTAGTCACGGATGGACTGTAACAGCACTGGTCGGGATAACCCCTAGAGTTTCTTACTTCTCTCAAGAGTAAGTGGCGTGCATGGAGCTCAGGAGGTCTTGACAAAGGCCTCCTTTTTTAATACAATACATACTATGTGGTAGATCTTTCGTGATGAAGATAGGATTTAATTGTAGTTCCTTTGATTTGTTTCATGCTGGACATGTGACAATGTTGAAGATGGAGAAAAATTTGTGTGACTATTTGATAGTTGCCTTACAAGTGGACCCTACGATTGATAGACCGGGTATCAAGAACAAACCCATACAGAGTGTGTATGAGAGGTATGTTCAGGTGCAGGGATGTAGATACGTAGATGAGATTTTAGTGTATGAGACAGAGGAAGATCTGTTGAATATGATTAAGACACAGAGAATGGATATTCGTTTCTTGAGTGAGGAGTATAAGGACAGAGACTTTACTGGAAAACAATATTGTATTGACAATGATATTGAGATTCACTACCATAAGAGACAACATAAGTATTCATCTACAGAGTTGAGGAACAGAGTTCATAGTCTGGAAGAATTGAAGAGAACAGAAATTACTCTGGGAGATGAAGATGGTCTTCAATACTCACCAGAACTACTACACAAATACGAGGAAACATGTCCATTCTAGTCACAGGGGGAGCTGGGTTCATCGGAAGTCAACTACTTAGATCTCTGGGTAAGTTTGGTGAGAGATTGGTAGTTGCTGATAAGATTTCTTATGCTGGTAAGAAATCAAATCTACCTGACAATGTTGAATTCTATAAGATTGATATTGCCAGTGATGAATCAGTTAGATATTTGTTTGAACAAGAGACATTCGATACCGTTTTTCATCTGGCAGCAGAGAGTCATGTAGATAATTCAATCAATAATCCCAAACCATTCATTGATACTAATGTGATTGGTACGGTTAATCTTCTACAAGCATCATTGGAACATGAGGTAGATCGTTTTATGCACATCTCTACTGATGAGGTGTTTGGATCTATCGACTTCAAAGATGGATCATTCAATGAGGAGTCAAGGTATCAACCTAGGAATCCTTACTCTGCATCCAAGGCAGCCAGTGATCATTTTGTAAACGCATATAATATCACCTATGGTCTTCCCACCACCATCACAAACTGTTCAAACAACTATGGACCACGACAGGATGATGAGAAGATGATCCCTACGATCATCAGGAATATCAAGAATGGAACTCCTATCCCTGTCTACGGTGATGGACAACAGGTGAGAGATTGGATCTATGTTGAAGACCATTGTGACGCCTTGATTGAACTGTGGATCAACGGTAAGGAAGGAGAGAGATATAATATTGGAGGAGAATGTGAATTAAAAAATATCGATCTTGTCAAGATGATTTGTAAGTTAATGAGTAAAGAGGATCATCGTATAGAACATGTCACTGATAGACCTGGACATGACCTTAGATATTCCACTTCAAACAAAAAAATAACAACCGAAACAAAGTGGTCTGTTTCCACTGACATCACAACCGGACTTCTCAAAACAATTCTCTACTATGAAGATAATTAAGACACCCCTGGAAGATGCAGTTCTGATTGAACTGAACAAGCACGAGGATGAGAGAGGATATTTTATTGAGACATACAACCAAAAGGAGTTCTCAAGTGTAGGATTGGACATGGAGTTTGTTCAGGACAATCACTCCCTGTCACACCCACATGTTTTACGTGGTCTTCACTACCAGGTAGAGAAACCACAAGGTAAACTGGTTAGGTGTATGAAGGGTTCTATCCTGGATGTGATTGTAGATTTGAGACTATCATCTCCTACCTTCGGACAACACTATGCCGTACATCTCTACCGTCCAGAGGTAATGTTGTGGGTACCCGAAGGGTTTGCACATGGGTTCTATGTTTATAGTCTTCATGCACATGTGTCCTACAAGACTACGGAGTTCTACTACAAAGAATATGACAGGACCCTATTGTGGAATGATCCAGACCTGGGTATCGATTGGGGTATAGATAGTCCGTTCCTGTCAGCTAAAGACAAATACGGTAAGACCTTTAAGGAGTGTGAGAAATATGATTAATCTTTCTGTATTTGGTGCCACAGGTTATATTGGTAGTCACTATTGTAGGATGTACCCTGACAATATTGCAATTCCTAGAGGACAAAGACATCCTGATTCAGCTGATATTCTGTACTTTATCAGCACTACAACCAATCAAAATGTATTCAAAGATCTTCAGATTGATATTGACGTTAACCTAAAGATTCTAACCGAGGTATTGTCACACTGTAAGAGAACAGATACTGTATTCAACTTTGTAAGTTCTGGTTTTGTGTATGGTAATGATTTCTTGGATGCCAAGGAAGATGATCCTTGTAATCCTACAGGGTTTTACTCTATTACTAAGAGATGTGCAGAGTCTTTGGTCATCTCATACTGTAAAACCTTTGGTGTTCAATATCGTATCTTTAGAGTTGCTAATGTCTTTGGTATTGACCCTACCGTAACTCCTGGTAAGAATGTTCTTGGTTATATGATTCGTTCTTTAAAGAAGAATGAACCAATTAAGTTGTATGGTGGTGGTGATTATCTAAAGGACTACATGTATGTTGAGGATGTATGTACAGCACTTGACACACTGATGGTGTGGAGTGCTCCTAATCAAATCTACAATGTTGGTTCAGGTGTGAGTCGGACCTTCAGGGAAATTATTGAATACTGTAAGGACAGGGTAGGTAGTACAAGTGAGGTTATTGATGTTCCTTTCCCCGACGAACAACAATATCTACAGATTAAAAACATGACGATCAACGTTGATAAACTAGAGAACTACGGCTTCGTTCCCAAACTTGACATTGATACAGGACTTGATATGATGTGTGAAGTATATTGATTTTTTAAGGATACATAGTAAGTAATTCATGGATGTTATGACTGAGTATAATAAGACCGCACTAGTGCTTGGTGCGGGTGGATTCATTGGTAGTCACATGGTAAAAAGACTACGAACAGAAGGATACTGGGTTCGTGGTGTTGACCTGAAGAGACCTGAGTTCTCTGAAACAGAAGCTAATGAGTTCATTCAGGGTGATCTGACTGATCCCACATTCGTTCGTCGTGTGATTAGATTCAAGGGATATGCTGGTAACTTCTATGCTAGTGTCCCTGATAGGTATCACGAAACGTTTGATGAGATCTATCAGTTTGCTGCTGACATGGGTGGTGCGGGATTCGTATTCACTGGTGAGAATGATGCGGACATCATGCGTAACTCGGTCACTATCAATCTTAATGTCCTAGAAGAACAACGTAAGTTCAACGATGCCAAAGAGGAGAACAAGACAAAGATCTTCTACTCTGGTTCGGCATGTATGTATCCTGAACACAACCAACTAGATCCTGACAATCCTGATTGCCGTGAAGAATCAGCTTACCCCGCAGCTCCAGACTCCGAGTATGGATGGGAAAAACTATTCTCAGAACGTCTCTACTTTGCTTACAATCGTAACCATGGTATTCCCGTTCGTGTTGCTCGTTACCATAACATCTTTGGTCCCGAAGGAACCTGGGACGGTGGAAGAGAGAAGGCTCCGGCTGCAATCTGCCGTAAAGTCGCTAGACTCCCGGAGGTCGGTGGAGGCATCGAAGTGTGGGGAGACGGCTTACAGACTCGTTCCTTCCTGTTCATTGATGAATGCATTGAAGCAACTAGAAGACTGATGGACTCAGACTTCATGGGACCTGTCAATATTGGTTCCGAGGAGATGGTATCTATCAATCAACTGGTAGAAACTGCAGGTAAGGTATCAGGTAAGGTGGTCAGGAAGCTTTACAAACTTGACGCACCAACGGGTGTCCGTGGTCGTAACTCTAATAATGATCTCATTCGTGAGAAACTTGGTTGGGATTACTCTCAAAGTCTTGAAGAGGGTATCCGTAAGACATACGAATGGATTTGCACACAAATTGAATTGGAGAAAAATGGGAATCTCAATTGAAGGAATCAAAGAACTGGTAGGTAACCGTGACCAGATCGTTATTTTTGAAGTTGGTTGTGCTGACGGAACTGATACAAAACAATTCCTCAGTCAGTTTGGTGACAATCTAAAACTGTACACGTTTGATCCTGACCCTACCAACATCAAAGCGATGTCGGCTGAGGGTGGTAAGGATGTAAAGGGTGTATCTAATCAGGGATTGAGAACTGATAGTCGTCATACATTCACACCAGCTGCCATGGCTGCACAGGATGGTAAGACTACCTTTACTCGTTCACGTAACACCAATGCACCTGATGGTGGTGTTGACTTCGGTAGATACTCTGGTTCAATCTACGAACCAAAGACGATTATTGATGGTGGTCCCCGTGGTAATAGGTGGCCCTTCATCAAATACGATGAGAAGATTGAGGTTCAAACCAGAAGTCTTGATTCATTCTGTGAGGAGAATGGTATCGATCACATCGACTTCATGTGGATGGATGTACAGGGAGCAGAGAAAGAAGTATTCCTTGGTGCTAAGAACATGATCGGTAAGATTGATTATGTCTATACTGAATACCATGAAGAGGAGATGTACGAGGGTGCAACTAATCTTCAGACTGTAAGCGATCTTCTTCCCGGATATGATCTCGCACAGAACTGGCCATACCCTGATGTCATGGGTGGTGACGCATTGTTTAAACTGAGAGGTTGATATGAAAGTATTTGATGTATTCCTGTTTGGTTATGAGTTGGATCTTCTTGAGATCCGTATGAATATCCTAGATCCCTATGTGGATTACTTTGTATTCAGTGAGGGTGGTAAAACATTCTCTGGTGACGACAAGGGTTTTGTATTCAAGAAGACTGATAAGAGATTCAAGAAGTTTAAAGATAAGATTATCTACACCAAGATTGAAGAACCAACTCAAGATCAACTTCAAGCAAAAGGTATTGAGTATAATGTGAAGAGAGAATCCTTCATGAGAGATACTTTCTACAAGGACAGTATCATGGATGTTCTTAAAGAACATTGTTCTGATGAAGATGTGGTCGTCTGGTCTGATCTGGATGAGGTTCCTAATCCCGAGGTACTTGAAAATCTGAGTGACTTCTACAAACCTGGTACTGTATATAACTTTGCACAGGATAATTACCAGGCTGCACTCAACTGGTTTGAAACCACTGGTACAATTACATCACAGACACTCGACTTCTCTTATGAAGAAGAAGGCCCACGATGGATTGGTACAAAGATGTGTGACTTTGCCACACTTAAGAAGTACACACTGACTCAGATGAGACAGGAACTTCCTAGAGAAAACAACCTCAGGATTCATCCTGGCGGTTGGCACTGGAGTACAGTTGGTTGTGAATGTGAGTGTACAATGTATGAGAGGGTGATGAAGAAGATCAAGTCATCGGCTCACACTGAACTCAATAACGAGAGACTGATTGGAGAGTTGGAACAAAGACTCAAGGATGGTAGGTCACCACTGGGCCAAGACAATGCTGCGTATTGTATCACTCACTTTGATGGAGATAGGTTCCCTCAATATCTTCTAGATAACAAGGAGAAGTATTCCTATCTGATCAAATGATTGATGAAAGTGGTTGGACACAGAGAGATCCCATAAAAGACGAGGAGTGTATCTTGATTTGTTTAAGAAACGCTCCTGCTGGGACTGACAGAAAGCAAGTTGCTAGATTAATTCAAGAGTATGAGACCAAATGATTGTTACTGAAATCTATCGTGGTTCTGGACTGGGTAATCAGATCTGGAATCTTGTCGTATCTAGAATCCTTGCACATAGACATGGATATAGTTGGGGTGTAATGAAGACTACACCATTCAAAGCAAAAAACTTTATGCCGGAGTTTGACTTTGGTGAGAAGGTTGTTGGTGGATCTACCCCCAGAGAAGGACAACAACCTGCAGTTCTACCACAAGGAATTAAACATTACATCAGAGAGAATGCAGTTCCTCTTCCTATCTGTGGAGGACATGATGCTCAGTTCTTTGATCCCTCACTTTGGTATAATCTTCCAGATAATTCAAAGATCGATGGTCTATTCCAGAACCTTCAGTATCTTGACGGTCAAAAGGAGAGTGTAAGAAAGTGGTTGAAGACTAATCTTGATGTCAGAGATTATTGTGATGATGATATCTGTGTCATTCACTTCCGTGGTGGTGAATATCTAATTACCACAGCCTGGTTGGAACCAAAGTTCTATGAGAATGCAAGAGATAGAATGTTGGAATACAACCCTAACATGAAGTTTGTGGTGGTGACTGATGACCCCGAGAATGCAAACAAGTTTATTCCCTGGGCTGATGTGGTAGGTGCTACTACACTGAAAGAACAGGAGGATATTGAACAGGGAACAGGATTCTTTAAGTATAAGGGTGGTAATATTGGAGTTGATTGGTCCATCCTATATAATGCTAGGAATGTTATCATGTCCGCCTCAACATTCTCCTTCTGGCCTGTATGGACTAGTGAAGAAGTAAAGAAAGTTATTGCACCAAAATACTGGTTCGATCATAAAACTTCTACCGGATGGTGGAGAGGTGATGATATCATTGTAAGGGAATGGGACTACATCGATACTCAAGGTAACATTATGTCAGGCCCTGAGTGTCAGAAGGAATATGACCTTTACAGACTAAACAATCCATATTATACTTTAGAGAGATAGAACGACAGGATGTATCAACTCATTGAGAAGTTCATCAGTGACGCCAAAGAGATGGATGACAATGTGTTTCCATTCTTGGCGAACAAGGATTGGAAGCCTGGTAAGAATGTCTACTACTCTGGTCCTTATTGGGATGATCTAGAGGCACAGGAACTTATCTACGGTGTCATGAAGGGTAAGTGGTTATCCTCTGGTGAGAAAGTTAATAAATTTGAGAAAGAGTTCTCCAAGAGATTTGAGTTTGAACACTCAGTCATGGTGAACTCTGGGTCATCAGCTAACCTGGTGATGATTGCTGCACTGAAGAAATACTTTGGTTGGGAAGACGGTGATGAGATCATCGTTTGTTCCTGTGGATTTGCAACCACCATTGCACCGGTAGTTCAGGCTAACTTGAAACCAGTATTTGTTGACATCAACTGGCATGACCTGAACTGGGATATGGAACAGGTATTCAAGAAGGTCACACCTAGGACACGTGCGGTGTTCTCCTCACCTGTCCTGGGTAATGCATACGACATGGACAGACTGGTAAAGTTCTGTAAGGCAAAGAATATTCATCTGATCTCTGACAACTGTGACAGTCTGGGTAGTAAGTACAAGGGTGAGTATCTGACTAAACATGCTATCGCTGCATCTT